AGAGGCTTATTGCACCTGTCTTGAAAACAGGAGTCCGTTTGCGCGGACCGGGGGTTCAAATCCCTCCCATTCCTCCATTTGTGTTATCGTTTTGCGCACGCAGAAGCATCAGCGGTAGAGCACCCGTGGAATCTAACGGACGGTCTCTGGGTTCGACTCCCAGACTGCGTGTCCAGCCCCTTTAGCTCAGTGGTAGAGCACCTCACTTGTAATGAGGTGGTCCTCGGTTCAATCCCGAGAGGGGGCTCTAATTGTCTCGGAACGGAGACAATTACGGCGTAGTAGTATCTAAATATGGGTATAAAGCTTTATAAAAATATATGGGTAGGTGATATTGGGCCCACCCCGGCAATACCATTCATCAGCAACGACAGGCTATCAGCTGAGAAAAATACAATCATGGCGTTCGGTTCTTCGCTTGGTAGACCAATTGCATACAAACAGGAACAAGCAGGACAGTTAGTACAGCACGTTCTGCCAGTATTCAAGACCGAGCATGGACAGATATCCACATCTTCTAAATCAAACCTAGAACTCCATACCGAGACAGCCTTTCATCCATTTAAGCCGTCGTACGTTCTTCTTTTGTGTTTAAGGGGAGATGCTGGTGCTGTAACTACATACGCAAACACTGAAGACATAGTTAAGAAGATAAGTAAAAAATCTCTTGAATTGCTTCAGCAGTCAATTTATGCAACAAGAATAGATGACAGCTTCCGCTCAAATGGTGAACCAGATTTTGAAATGATTGTGAAAATATTGAAAAAGAATTCAAATGATGGATTCGACATAACCTACGATAAACATTTCATGCGTGGAACAACAAGCGAAGCACAGGAAGCCTTAGACGAACTCAACCAAGCGATAAATGAAAGTGTGCAAGATATTGTTTTGGAGCAGGGTGATTTATTGGTAATTGATAATAGAACTACAGTGCATGGAAGAAAGCCATTTGCCGCAAGATATGACGGAACCGACAGGTGGGTAATGAGACTGCTTGTCGTAGACTACTCAATACCCAGACAACACTTAAGAGGAAACACAATCGTTACAGATTTTGGCAAACAGGCAGCGCTATGAATAGAAACAAGACATCTGCATATCCAGTCGCCGTTATTGAATCTAGATACAGCGGAACATACGAGGGTGGGAAGTGGCACGCAATCCCAAGGTATGACGAAGTAGTTTCGCTTGAGTCTTATGACGACTACAGGAACGGTGACGATTGTTCGGCTGTCGATTTCTGGGATTCAACGGATGCGTTACTGATAGGTGTTGGAGAAACTCCAGAACTGGCTATAGCTGACATGTGGTTGAAGATTTCATCCATCACACCCGAAGATTGGTAACATCTTTTTTAGAGATACTTTGCCTATTTCACATCTCGGCAAGAGATTGGGTGCAATAATGTACTCATGTTTATTTTTCTAATTATCTCAGTAGCGTTGGTCGTATTAACACACAAATTCATAATGGCAGCCGTCAATAATTATGAATACCACGGAAGCAATACCGCAAGACAAGAGTGGATTAACTTTGAGAGGGAAAGACTCGGGCGCTAAGGCTCGATAAAGATACATTCCCCAGGGCACTCTTCGGCTGCCTCTATAACGTCAGAGAGTCTTTCGTCTCCGAAAGATGCCATTCCTGCTGCTCCCTCCGGGTTCCCCACAGCGGCCGCATAAATCTTGTCCCCTTCTTTTACATACGCAAGACCGTCTGGCATCATGTGAAAAACATCTGGGGCTATCTCTGCGCATAGTCCATCTCCAGTGCATAGGTCTTGGTCAATCCAGACTCTCATTATTTTTCCTTTGTAATTGGTCCACCAGTAACCCATGCTCGACAGGTTCGCTTTGATGCACACTTGAAGTCAAATGCCTCACAGTACCCAAGTTGGCCAGCAGCATCAATAGATGCCCATTCATCTTGACGTTCTCCGCCCGTAACTGCCGAATTTATACATGCCTTCATTGAAGGAGTTTGGATAAACATCACACAGTTTCCGCATCGCTGTTTTTTTGCGGTAGTGGCATCAACATCCCATTCCTTGCCAAGTTTATTCCAGTAATCTTCATTCGGTTCTGCTGGATTTAACGGACCATACATGGCAGTCTTAATTGCTTTGCCACGATTGCGAAGATTGACTGCAATATCCTGAGTCGCCTTAGGACATGAATCACCTTCTTCGTCAGCCTTTGTCTCAAAGCGAAATCCAAGAATCTTGCCTTGATAGGTACCCCATGTTTCAGTGCTCATATTACTCCTCGTTGTCTGGAATACCGTTGCCGTTTTTGTCTTCGGCATTTCTGCCAGTTGAAATCATCAATCCTGCCAGAGTACCAGTAATAAAGGTTGCAACAGAAGAGAGAACCCCAAAGAACATCTTGTCGTTTTCAGCCTGAGCACCAATCGGTTGTGTAACGAATACAAGCGCCCAGAGTACGCCTATTGTCGTGATGAGAAGAACAAATCCAAGCATGCAGCCAATTACAAATTTTAGGCGAGCATCAAGCTCTGCTGGTGTTAAACGTGGTCTCATGGAGCGATTATCTCCTCTGTTGTTGTTTCTGTTGCTGCGTTCGGGTCCCATCCAAGCAGCGTTTCTGTGCACGCGCCATCTACCTTGCATGCTGGCGGTTCACATTCTGTCTTGCCCCAATTTGCAGGGTCTTGGCATGCATAGCGATACTTTCCGTCATAACCACAAGAAGCAAGAGCAAGTACGGAAATGAGGACAAGACTAAACCGCTTCATTCTGCTTTGCCTTAGCTGGAGCCTTTTTGTCAACCTTATTGAAAACGTCGTTTATTTCAGAGCTGGAAAGTTTCCCATCTTCCAAAAATGCTCTGGAGAGACCTTCTATTACGACTGCAACCCCTGCAATTCCAGCCATGAAGACAGCTTTGTGTACCGGAACACCAGCGATAGTTCCTGCACCGATAACACCAAGACCAGATGCGGCGAAAGTAGCAAGAATTCTAAGTAAAACATTTATAGTTAAGTCCTTTTTCATACAACCATTATCCCATACTTGCGGTTATTTGATTTTGAACTCAGCCCACGTTTTGTCGCCAATTCCAAAGTATTCTCTAGCAAGCCCAGACTGGATTATGTCAATATTCAAGCAAGCTGTTTTTGGGTCATCCACGTTGTCGGATGAGAAGATTCTTGCCAATATCCGTCCGTATTTATCGTTTTTGTCAGGAATTGTATTTACAAAAACCCATTTATGGTTTGTGAGCCATTCTTCTGTGAATTTCTTGGCTTTAAGACCAAGCTCTTTTTCGGCAAGGTCTTTAGTACGTGATTCTGGAGTATTTACTCCGTACAGGCGAACCCTCATCTTGTGATGGATATTAAACCCAAGGTCGACCATTAATTCGATTGTGTCTCCATCAATGACCTTTAAGAGCGTTGCTCCATACCAGAATCGTTCCATTAGTACTTGGATATTCCGTTATTTTTGCCTGGCGTTCTCTTCGGTGCTGGCGGGCCAACTTGCGGCTTTGGCTTAAAAAACCCTGGGTCTGGGTTCTTATCCTTGTCAACTCGTGGACCTCTAGCAGGACCACTGGCCTGTTCTGTCCTGTCGGCTCCAGGTCGTGTGGCAGAAGGATTGCTGGTTTGTGGGTATCTATCAGCAGGCTTTGGGTCACGTGGGCTTGATGGGGAAGGCTTCTGACCAGGAGGATACTTCTTGCCTGGCTCCGGATACCTGTCCTCTGGCTTTTGGTCGCGTGGCTGCGATGGGGAAGGCTTTTGGCCCGGTGGATATTTCTTCTCAGGGTCTGGATATCTGTCTGCGGGCTTCTGGTCGCGCGGCTTTTCCGGCTTCTTATATTCTGGCTTTTGTCCAGGCGGATACTTCTTTGGTACAGATTGACCCGGTGGATAGCTTGGGCCCTTTGGCAAACCATCGGCAACTGGCTTCCCGTCTCTTCCTCTTAGGACCTTATCGAAAGCTGCTCTAGCTCTTGCGCGAGCATCTCTTTCTTCTTTACTTCTATCTTCAACTCTTCTGTTTGCTTTTATGCCTTGCCTTCTGAGTTGCTCTCGTACAAACTTTCTTCTTTGCTTCTCGTAGTTGGCATCCTTGGAGCGTTCGTACGGCTTTCTTTGCTCTTGTGGTGTTCCATCAAAAATCATTCCATCGCCGTCATGGTCTCTTGTATCTTGTGGATTCGTTCCAGTTGGAGCAGCACCACCAGCTGCTTGTCCTATCGATTGTCCAAGAGCAGAGCCGCCAGCTTTTACTTCAATTTCTTCGAATTCTTCTGACTTCTTTTTTGAATTCTCGTATCTTTCAAGAAGTTTTCTTCCTTTTGCCGCCAATGCAGCAGCATCTTCTGCATTCTTGGGTACTCTCTCACCCCAAGCTGTAGCGGATAAAGCAAGTCTTGTTGCTCTTCCTTTTTCGTCAACCAATGGACCTGAAGGGTTTGTAAAGAAGCGTGTAAGGAATGAACCTTTTCTTCTCATTTTTTCTGGAGTATCTGCTGGGCCTTTTACTCCAGGCTTTAAGTTTGCGCCTTCAGTGCGCTTGAAAAATTTTCTTCCTTCAGCAGTAAGACCACCATCTGGGTCCTTTAGTGCTGACTTTTCTTCTCTTTCATCAAATTTGTCTGATAGTTCATTGAAAACTCTTGCGCCGTAATACTCATCGTATAGAGGCGTGCCTTCGAGGTTTACTTTTTCTTCTTCTACATGTTCTGTAGTTACATCGCTCTTTATGAAAATCTCTTCGATTTTGAGCAATTCTTCGTACATTGAGTCAATTTCGTTGTTATCCATGATTACCAATTCTCGCACATAAATGCCCATATAAAAGAAACACCCCCGATTTCGCCATTACGGCTACTCTCGGGGGTGAGACTTAATTTTGCCTTAAAGGCTGAGTGTTACGCTGTTGGAGCGTTGTCGAATGTAACTTCAACGAATGCTTCTGGACGCTTGACAGCGAGAGCAAGTCTCTGTTCTGCCAAAACGACGATTGCGTTGCGTACGAAGAAGTCGCTGTGCTGTTCGCTGATGCGAATGCTTGCTTCTTCTCTGTCGTACAACTGAGCGCCGGTTCCGAACGCACCAACAAGTGCCTTGCCTTCGGTCATTGCTGGAGTGTCGATGATTGGCATTCTCCATACCTTTGGCTCGCCACCCATTGCAACTGACACAGCAACCAGGTACTGGCCA